TCAGGGGTATTCGTGCGGCGATGCGTGGAGCCGAAGGCATCAGCAAAAACAAAGGTGTTCAGCCAACAAAACCCGTGCGCAAGCAGGGGGCTGATGTGGCTGGTCAAACAATGGACCCGATGGCACAGTATGCCGTCTTGTCTGCACTACTCAACAGGAGATAATTATGGCTCGGCGTAAACCACGAACAATCCCAGACGAAATCATCAAGGGCATGACCCCCGCTGAGCGTCAAGCAGCGATGCGTGCGGTCGGAGCGAAGCGTGGCTATATAACCATGAGCAGGGGTGCGAACCGCCTGTATGAGGCTCGCAAGGTTGAGGGTCGTGCCAAGGAAGCCCGTGGCGTGAAAAAGAACATGACGAAGAAAGCCCAAAGTTTGGGAACCGATGAAGGTTTGATGCGTGAAGGGAAGCGTGGCATTGAACGCTTCAACGAGAAGCGTTTGACCGAAAGGGTCGTCAAGGGTAAGCGTGTTTTGTCGCAGGGTGGCGACCAGCGTATGAAGGATTTGCGCCGCCTGCTGCAAGAGGCTTTGGATATGGCTAATGAATCCAATCTTCGTAAGGCTGCAAGCAAAGCCGCTCGGTTGGCGAAGAAACTGAAATAGCGTCATATTTCGGGGGGTTTCGGGAACGAAACCCGTAATTGTGATGAATCGTCCCGACGCTGTCCACGCCCAAGCCTATTATGGGACCCCTGTTGGGGGTATGCGCCTTAGTCCCGTTGAGGGTGCCCGCCTTCAGGCGGGCGGTGTCCCCTATGAGGAGCCTAGTGAGACGACCCGTAAAGGGAAGTGTGCTTGGGAACAGTCGCCGTGTGACGGGTTTGCTGTGAAGGATTCGGCGTATTGTGTTGGTCACACCAAGTCCAAGCGTAAGCAGGCAAAGACAGAGGGAATATAGCCGATGGCGTACCAGACGATGACGGCTACCGTGTTGCGTTCTACGGTTCGTGACATCGTGGATTTGGATGCGGAGGACCTGCCAGACAGCCTGTTGAATTTGTATATTCGTGACGGCTATTACAGGATTCTTGACCTTGAGAAGCGTTGGTCGTGGCTGGAAACCACTTTTACTTTCAATACGATTACGGACCAGCGTTCGTATTTGATTTCGTCGTTTACGGCTGACCCAATTTCGCAGGTTGTGTCCATTGTGGATAATGTTGGTGTCGGTACTCGTTTGGCGATGGTTGGCTACGATGAGGCTGAGCAAACCTATATGGGGTCGTATGACACCAGTGGGGACCCGCTGTTTTATGCGGTGTGGAATGGCAGCATTCATTTGTTTCCGAAACCGAATAATGCCCGTGCCTTGACTGTCCGTGCCTACAGGGAGCCGATTGATTGGCAGACTACGGGTGGTGCCGTGGATGCGGCACCAAGTTTGCATTTTCCGTTGGCGTATTATGCGTGTAGCCGTATTTATCAGAAACTTGAGGATGCGCAGATGGCTGCTGTTTATAAGCAGGCGTTTGATGAGGGTGTGGCTTTGGCTAGGCAGAATATTATGAAGCCGACTAGTCACGGTCAGTTGATTATGGCTGCTGGTCATACTCAGGGTCGCCCAACCTTCAAGGGTTGGATGGAGTCGCTGGGCAGAACGCTGGGGCAATAGTGGCTTCGCTACAAATTTATCAGCAGCAGGATTTTACTGGCGGGTTGAATTTCCGTGCCGACCAGTTTCAGTTGGCTGATAACGAGTCTCCCAAGATGTTGAATGTGGAGATTGACCCTCGGGGCGGTGTATTCAGTCGTGGTGGTTATGAGCGTATAAATACTACGGCTGTGTCTGGGACTTGGTCGCCGAAGCGGTTGCACAAGTTTACGGGGGCTACGCCCCGCATTATGCTGACGACTGGTTCCAAGGTTTATCAGTCCACTGGCGGCAACTTTAGCACTCTCCAGTATTCTGCGGGTAACGATATTGCCGTGTCGTATGCGCATGGTGCTTCGTTTGCGAACTGGGGCACCGATTTATATATTGCCACTGGTGTATCTGGTGCTGGTTCATACAGTTGGGTTACTACCGATACTTATGCGACCGCTATTGATGTTTTGACAACATCGCATTGGAACAACAATTACAATAGTCCAGGGTCCAACAAGTTCCCTAAGGCAAATTTGTTGGCTGTGCATGCGAACAAAATGTTTGCGGCTGGAACCCATGTGAGCGGTGTTGATTATCCCAATAGGTTGCGTTGGTCCCATGAGGATTCTCCCAAGGATTGGGCTGAAGCGGATTATATTGACATTGTTGGTGGCGGTAACGGCATTACGGGTTTGGCTGTCGTTGCTGGTTCGTTGATGATTTTCAAGCCGTCGGCTACATACATTTTGTTGGGTTACGATTCGGACGATTTCAGGCTTGTTCAGTTGTCGGCGCATCTTGGTGCGCCGCATCCGCTGGCTGTTACTGTGTCTGACCGTTCGGTGTATTTTTACAGCAATCCCGAGGGGTTGTATGAGTTTGATGGTTCTCGTTTGGTGGATTTGTTCGGCAATATTCGTCCTGCTTTGGATTTGGGTTCTTTCAATTCGGCTGCGCCGAATGCGGTGACATTGTCGTGGGTGGGGCATCGTTTGTGGATGTCTGCGCCCTACAGTTTGGACACTACTGTTACTGACCCGAAGGTGAATTTTGTGTTTGACCCGTCTATTGGGCGGGGCGGTTCGTTTACGATGTTTCAGTCGGCGGACAATTATGGTTTGGTTGGCGGCTGCGATTATGAGGATAGTGCGGGCAACAACTTGTATTTGATGATTCATCCGAATCAACCTAGGGTTTTGCAGGTGGACAAGTATTCGTTGGATTCCGACAACATTACTGGAACCCCGACAAACTTTACCAGTTACTATCGCACGAAGTGGTTTGATGGCGGTTCGTATATGCAGAAAAAGATGTTTCGCCGACCCGATATCGTCACCAAGGAGCCGTCCACCAGCACGGTTATAAATGTGAAGGTGTACCACAACTTTGAGGAGGGTGATGGTACCGAGCGGAAGAATTTTGATTTGACTTTGACCCCCAGTGCTGCTGGGATTGTTTGGGGTGCGGGATTATGGGGTAGTGTTTGGGGTAGTGGTGCAGCCAGTTCAACGGTGTTGTCTGCCAGAAATCTGGGGTTGGCTCGTTGTGTCCAGTTGCAGTTTACTGGTCCAGCGGGACAGTTCTGGGGTATAAACAGTATTGGTTACAAGTATCAAGGTAGGAGAGTGAAAGGCTAAAGATGGCTACGCTTACGATTCCAAATACATTTATCAATGGCACTACTGCTGTTGCGACTGAGGTGAACGCCAACTTTACGGCGGTCAAAACTTTTGCTGAGGGTATTGCGGCTGGTACGAATATTGATGATGGTGCTATCACATATTCCAAGTTGGATGCGAATGTTGCGTCTCAGTTGGCGGCTGGTGACTCTGCCGCTGTCGTGTTGGGTTCTCAGGTGTTTTCCTGATGACTGAACCGTTCCAATTGCCGTCGCTGAATGCGTTGCAATCATCCGACAAGGATGTGTTGCGTATGGTGTTTCGGATGCTTGTGTCCGAGATAAATGATTTGCGTGAGCAACTTGACAGGGTCCGTATTGAGGCTGCTCGTGGAAGGGGTTACTGATTATGGCTGAAGGTTTGGCTGCCGCTAGGGCTAGACGGCAGCGGCTTGCCCAGTCGCTGGCTAATCAGCAGGCTGCGTTTTTGGGTCAGCAGCGTGGCAGTAGGGCTATTGCCGACATCACTAGGGCTGGAACTGAGGGGTTTCGTCCTGCTCAGGCTTCGTTTGGTCGCCGAGGTTTCGGCGGACCAAATGTAAAGTCGGGGATTCGTCGGGCTGGTTTGGCTAGGTATGCGGAGACAATGCAGCGTGAGTTGGGGCGTGAAACGGAGAATATGCAGCGGGAGTTGAACAGTATTGCTGCCAATGAGGCTGCCCAGCAGGCTGATTTGGATGCTTTTATAAACGAGTTGCAGTTGTCCAAGGCTCAGCAGATTATGGCTGATGCTGCGGCTTTGCGGGATTTTCAGGGTTTCTAGGAACAGGTCGGGTATTGGTGATGGCTAAGAAGTCAGCCCAGATGGGTCAGTTGTCTGCGGAGCAGTTGGCTTTGTTGCAGCAGAAGTTTGCGCTTCAGGACCGTGCGTTTGAGTTGGCTCAGCAGGCGGTGGACCGCCAGTTGGCTGACCGTTTGCGTCGTGAGCAGCAGGCTAGGGATTTTGCTCAAGCCCAACAGGAGCAGGCTGCCGAGGATGCGCAGCGTGCTGCGCAATATAACGCATTGCAGAATGTTGCGAACATTTATGCCCAACAGGCTGAGGATATTGGCGGTCAGTATGATGTTGCTGCTGGGGATGTTGAGTCGCAGCGGCAAAACATTTTGCAGCAGTTGCAGGATGCTGTTGCTCGTGGGGAGTCGGGTATTGGTTCTGCTCAGGAGCAGTTGTTGCGGGATTTGGTTGCGACTCAGGCGTATCAGGATGTTCCACTGGTTGAGTTGGGTCAGGTTGCGAATCCGTTGTTGGCTGGGCTTCAGGCTGAGGGTGCCAGCACGGCTGGTGTGCAGGCGCAAACCGAGCAGGACCGTCAGATGGCAGCCCAGTTGGCTGCTTTGACTCGTGGTGCTGTTCGCCAGTTGAATGTTGGTGAGCAGAATTATATGACTGCTCTCAGGAATGCTGGTGCTTTGTCTGCGCAGCAGGCTCGGGGTGCGTTGGCTGCTGGTGCTGCTGGTCAGCGTATGGGTATCCAGTCTCGGTTTGATGAGTTGTCTAGTCAGATTGCTCAGCGTAGGCTTCAGGATATTGCTGCTGCGCAGGCGCAGGCGGCGGCTGCTCGTGGTGAGGCTGGGGCGTTTGCGCCGATTGAGCGTCCTGCTGCGATGCCTGTGCCCGAGGAGCCTGCGTTTGATTATGCGGCAGAATTGGCGAAAGCCCGTGCGCAGGCTGAGGCGGACATTCGTGCGTCTATGCGTGGTTTGATTACACCGCCTGTGGCTGGTACTGGTGCAACTGGCGGAAAAAAACCAAAGACCAACAAGAAAACAAAGACCGACCCATTTAGCGGCGCACAGTACGACCCTAACGAATTGCTCTAATTATGGCTGTTTATCGCAGCCCGCTCACTAGAAATCCTCGGGCTACCGAGGAAGAAGTTGATGATGCCGTTCGTTTGGCTGAGAATATTCTTGACCTAGAGAAGGGTGTTGATAGTGCGGTAAAGCGTGTTCAGGCGAATATACAGTTGTCTGATGCGCAGAAGCAGTTGATTATAAGCGAGATTCGCAGGCTGGCTGCTGGTGGAGACAAACCGAAAACTCCGAGTGAGCAGACTGGTTTTTGGGGGAAAGTCAGAAACCTTGGTGCGAATGTTGTTGGTAATGTCGTTGCGCCGTGGGCACCGAAAGAAGTCCGCAACAAGGTTACTGGTACGGCGATTGATGCCACGGTTGATGCGTTGCAAACGGTGCAACGCACTGGCATGTCCGCTGTCAAGGAGTTGTCTGATGCCCGCATAGCATCAGGGCTGAAGGGTTTGGAGTTCCCTCGTCCGATGACGGTGATTGCGGAGACAAACAAGGGCAAGGGTGTTGGGGATGTGTTGCGTGAGACTGTTGCCCGCGGCACTGGTGCTACGCCGATGGGTGCGAAAGAGAAGCAGGTTTTGTTGGAACTCGCCAAGGTGACTGGCGATGACTTGAAGCCGTCGTTCAAGGATTTTGCGAAGCAGGCGGTGAATCCTGATTGGGGTTGGGAAAAGACCGCTACCCAGAAGGCGTTGGAGGCGGAGAATCCTTTGACTGGGTTTATGTCTCAGTTGGGTGTGAGTTTGATTACGGACCCGACTAGTTATTTTACTGGTGTCGGTAATGTGAAATATGTCGGCAAGGCTGGCAAGTTGGCTTTGGCGCAACGGCTGTCCACTGCGGAAAAGGTTGCTTTGTATCCACAGTTGGCTGGTCGCTACAACGATTTGGTGCGCTACGGGCAGAATGCACCTATTCAGGGTTTGCGTGAAATCTTGAAGGCTGAAGGTATTGAAACTGGTGTCCGTGTTCTCGGTGCAACAATCAAGGGGACCGACAGGATTTCCACTCCTGTTGGTCGTGCCATCAGCGGTTCGTGGGAAACTGTTTCGGACATCATAACCAGAATGGTTCCGCAGGTTGTGAAGTTCAGTCCCCGTAGCCGTGCTTTTGCTGTGAATGTTGGTCGCCGTGCTACCGTCGGCGGCAAGTACCGTGTCAGTGAAACCGAGGCGTTGCGTGCTATTGCGAACTGGTCTGCACGCCAATATGCCCGTGGTACCGTGCCCAGCCAGTTCAACAGGTCCATGTCGGTGAT